GTCTTTTCTAAGCTTTTTCTCATCTGCTTCGGCATCTGCATCTAAAGCATCAATGTGGTCTCTATCGTCAGCGATAGCACCTTCTTCATGCTCTTCCTTTTCTTTTTTATCTTCACCTTCTAATAGAGGATTGTTATAAAGGAAGTTTCTTAAATTAAATTCTTTGTTTTCCATTTTGATTGTTATTATTTAAATTTGGTCTATATAATGATTGATATATTCTTTAATGTCTTCTTTTTCAAATCCCTCTTGCATCCACTCTGAGCCCACCATTCTAAGCATGTCATGTAATGTTTTAAGGTCTCTCATGTTAGCTGTACCTTCAAATCTCTCGATTTGTTCTGGGCCTAACCATCCTGCTTCATTAATGTTAGCTTCTTCTAGGTATTGTTTTTTAAACCATTTGTGGCTATCGAAATTATCTGGCATGTTTTATTTTTTAGTATTGTTTTGGGATTTTGTTCTTTTTCTAGTGGATTTTGATTTAGCATTTAATACTAAACGTTCTTCCATTCTAGCTAATTTTTTGTGTAAATCAATGTTTTCTTTTATAAGTTTATCAATTTTTACTTCTAACTCACCAATCTTATCTTTTAATTCCTCTATAACCCGGGCTGTGAGTTGGTCTTTGGTGATCTCATCCTTATTGAGTTTGACATTTTTTTGGTCTATTTTTTTCTTCCAAATATTCCAAACTTCCTTAATCCCCAAAGCACTTACTAATGCTGTTAAGACTGTAATAATAGTTGTATCATCCATTGTTATAGATTGTTAAATAGTGTCTTGTTTATAAATATGAGGAGGGTGTGGGAAAGCGATAGGGAATCCATACTTTTTTATTTTTTTAAATTATTTAAATATTCGATTCCTTCTTTTAGAGCTTGTTCTGCTCTTTCTTTATCAATTCCACCCTTCCATTTTTCAACTTCTCCGGCTTCTGTTACAAAACTATTATTACTTTCATCCATTTTATATCTAATGAATGATTTATATTCTTCAATTGTTTTATCAATTTCTTTATTGTGTACATCTTTAACGTGGTCTTCCCATTTACCTTCAGTTTTTAATTTTGTTTCAAATACTGTAGTACAATTTAAACATTGACCATGGGCTCTGTAGTAGTTTGAGTCCAATTGTTTATTCATTACATTATTACAAGAGGGACAAAAGAGGGGAATTGATGCTTTTTTAAATTTATCTAATTTAGTGATATTTTCTTTTACACCATCTTGAATAGTCCATTTTCTTCCATTTTCCTCCCAAATATCTCCTTCCTTGTGAAATTCTTCCTTTTTAGAGTAACCAACACCTTGACCTGTACGTTCTTTAGAATTACCCTTAACTAGGTTTCTTAAACGTTTAACGTCTTTTTTATTGAATTCTTTTTTTAATATGTTATCTTTCATCTTCCTTGACCTCTATATTTCTTTTTATACAACGGAGAGGAGTGGGATCTAGAGTGCTTTGTTTTTGAATGCACTCCAGATCTTTTCCTCCTTTGTTTTTTGAGGTAGCTATTTAAATTTGCTCCTTTTGCCATTACTGATTAATTATTTATCCTTTTTTTGGAATAATTGAATCAAGATAATTAAGGCCAATAAACCTACGAATCCTCCTTCACCCATGGAAGTAATCATTCCCATAAGATTAGATACTACCGTTGTACCAAACATATTAGCACCGAAGATTACTTCAGCTAAAATACTTAATGACACAAATGATAATAAAATTGTAGTTAATCCGCCTAATGCGGTTGTAATTTTGTCCATTACTTCTTTCATAATTTTTGTTTTTTATAGTTAATAATTAAGTTAATATAACTTTTTTAATAAACCACTTTTAACTTTTAAAAGCTAGTAATAACTCTCTTACACCAATTCCTATAGCTATACCCGTATAAAGGGTGTTACCTGTTATAAACAGGGCAACTGCAGCTCCACCCGCTAGGGCAGCTTTGAACCATGAGGAATTAATAATCATCTTTAAATTTTCCATAATTGATTTTGTTGGTTAATATTATAATCCCAGCTGTTTTAGTTGCTCTATAGTAGAAGCAGCCGAGGTATGCAGGATTCCTATACCTCCTCCGGCATTCCATTCGTCAATAGTTGCCTTAAGATCGTCTATAAGTATTGAATCTTTCTTAGAATATTGCTGTTTATTAGCTCTGAATGCTAAAATTAATTTTGTATCGGGGGTATTTCTTTTAACCCATAGGCGTTTTCCTAGCCTAGAACTATTATCCCATGATGGAGATGATAGTAAAGTTGGTTTTAAAGGCCTAATAAATTTCCATAATTGTTTTCCATCTGGCATCCAAGGCATTCCTGCCCAAAATCCTACTCCTTCTCCATCTACAGCTTTCCAAAATTCATCTTGACCATTTACATCTTTGTATTTTTTGGGAGACATTCCTATTGAATCAGTGAATCTTTTCTCGAAGTCACATAAAACACCATCCATATCGCAGTACAGTGTGTAAGGATTAGGAACCAATTCTTCCTTAATTTGGTTATATATTTCTTTAAGTTTCTTCACAACCACAGTTTTCATTAAATATATGAACTTCTTCTTGGGGAGCCAAGTCTTTTGTGTCTTCACTTAGTTTTCCTTGTTCTAATTTTTTCCAAAAGTGCTCTACCGCTTGTAGTCTTTCACCTTTTGCTAACTTTTTCAATTCTTCATACTTTTTAACACCCCATTTTTTTAATTCCGAAAATACGTCACTATGAAACGCCCAGTATCTCATTTCTTGATTTGAGATTTCATTTATATTGTTACTTATTTTATCATAATTTATAATAAAAGAATCACTTCCATTTTTAAAACCATCATAGTTATGTTGAAATAATATTTGTACTAATTCTAGTGGTGGGAACATCCATAATTCTAGGAACTCACCATCTTGATTAAACTCATCTTGTAGTTCCGGGTATTTAACTTCAAATTCATCTTCTATTGTTCTAGCTTTATCACTTTCTACATTTAATAAATTTAAGTTTGGAAAATTGTATTGATAGGTTTTTCCATATTGGGCTGCAATCTCCTTATTTTTAGAAAACCAATCCCCCTTAAAGTTACCCTTTTCTAATTTAGAGTCTAGGGCTCCTCTATAATATATTTCTTGGTTTGTAATTTCATTTAAATTAGTTGTAAGTATGTAATCTTTTATATTATCTATAGAAGAGGTTAAGATAATTTCTTCATCCTCATCTTGAGCTTGAGGATTATTATGAACAGGGTAATTCCTCATCCAGTAATCATAAGGTCTAATTTTATATTTATTAGATAATTTATCACCATCTAAAGCTATTTGAACTGTATTCCCATCATATTTAAAGTTTTTATTTCTAGTAGTTGAAATTCCTAATGTTTCTTTTCCATTAATATCAACTAAACCTCCTTTTAAAACATTTTGGTCCATAATTTGTTTATATCTTTGTGGAGATGTAACATGATATAACACACCAACTTGTTTTCCCTCATTCAAAGATTCATTTATAGTTTCAGTCCACTTTCTAAATGTTAAATTACCATCAGTGTATGCTTCTTTTTCTATAGCTGTTAAATTGTCGTCTTCTGTAGTGTTTGTTGTAGTTATATTACCTAATCTATCTTCTAAGTTTTGGATGTGGTGGATCATTTCATGCGCATATGAACGCAAGATATCTTTGGGGTGGCGGAGTAATGTGTATAACACTATTTCGCGTTTATCTGGGTTGTAAAATGCTGTTTTACCCATAACATCTTGGGCGTTTTCCTCATCATTATCGATAAATGTTACTTTTGGTAGGGGAGATACATTCATCTTATTCTTTACCATATAGTCATTAAGAGAATCTATATGTTTGGTATAATCAAATTCGCTCTCTTCTGCTACTTCATTTACAAATTGTATTAAACCGAAGGGATCATTATTTTTATTTTCTTTAAGAACAATTTTACTTGATATATTAGGTGAGGATGTAGAGAAGATTGATTTATAAATTCTTTTACGTTTTTCATCTGTTCCATCTACTACTATTTTTTTAATATCTTCTTTAGATATAAAATCTTCTATAATATCAAGAATAGTTTTAAATATCTTTCGAGCATTTCCTTCACCTGTCATTTGAAAGGTATCAATTTGGTTTAAGTCTCCTGTATTCACTCCAAAGGATAAATCAAATGTTTTGGCTTCAGGGGAATATTCAAAAGAATTAAACTCAACTCTATAAATATTATTTGGGGTTGAAAACTGGTAGTTAATATTAAGTAATGAATCATCTTCATCATCATATTCCTTATTTGTGATTTTGAATGGGTATGTGTTAGAATTTATATCTTCATTTAAAGGTTCATTATCATATCCACATTTGTGGCACACATATAAATCATCTCCTCCATCTTTTATATCCCAACTCCAATCACATTTATCGCATTCGATTTTATCACCTACAATTGCTTCATTTAAAAATCTTTCACTTAAAGGTCCGTGTTTAACTAGTTTAGAAACAACATCTACTCCTGGTCTGCTTATAGATTTTATTGATTTCACATTTTTAGGGGAATCATCGTAGAATCTTATTTTGTTAAATCCTTGGTCTATATAATCTTCTATTACCTTTAGTTTTTCATTTGGGTCAGAACTTCCTACAGCATGTAATGTTATTTGAGGTAGATTATTTTTTTCTAGAAATGCTTCTACATCTGTTGATACTTCTGGTTGTCTTGCTGTTAGAATAATAGTTTTAGCTCCTGATAGTTTTGATGATTTGTTTAGGATTTGTGAGAATAAGTTAAAATTGTCTTTAATTACTTTTGGGTCTTTTAAATTGGCAAATTCACTAAAATCAGGATCATCTCCTGGTTGAGGTTCATAAATAGCATACTCAGCAGGTGTTAAATGTTGTGTCTCTTTATCAGGGTGATTGATTATTACTTTAGAGTTAGATGTAATTAATGTATCATCTAAGTCAAAAGCGTATAGTATTTTATCTCCCGAGGCTTCATTTATGGTTTCTGGTTGGAAAGCAGAAGGTAAAACATATTTGTTTAACTTAAGTAAATTAAATAATATTGAAAATATTGAACCACCAGGTAAAGCAAATAAGCCAAGATACCCAACTGTTTTGAACACATCTTTTAATTGATTACCTATTTCTTTTTTCTCTTCTTTAGATAATTGTTTTTCTCCCTTTACGGATTGAATTAATAATTTAAATGCTTCTTTAGTTTCTTTACCTTCTTGTTTTAAAGCTCCAATGAATTTTTTAAATCCACTTTTTGCTTTATTCAAGTGTTTTTTTAAATCAATTTCGTTTAAAAGCTCTTCATCTTCAATTGAAGGTAAACCTAATGCTCTAGTTCTTTTAGACCATAGGTTTATAATTTTTTCTTTTTCTTCAGGTGTTATTTTTTGAGCATCTAAGTATACATCTATAACATCCCTAAATGGGCGTCTTTCTTTTTTAGCTCTAAAATACATTCCTTGTAGATTAGCATCTACTTCTTTTTCTAATGTAAAATATGAAGATTTAGGTAGGAATTCCATGTCAATCATCTTCCTTATCATTTCATCATTCTCCATGTATTTACCAGATTTTGACATAAATCCTTCACCATGAGTTAAATGCTCGATTTCATGACGTATAACATCTTTTAAATTAAATGATATATCCTTTAAAGCTTGAGGTAATTCGTATGGGTTTACTTCAAAACTAACTACTATATAATCTGTTTCATCATCCGCCCCCCCATCAACATTTAAGTACTCAATTTCTGGTGTTTGTTTTAGTGTAGCTTCAACATCAATATCTTCACCTTCGTGTTGGTAAGTATTTGTAAATGTAATTGCACGATCTGTAAGATTATCTTTCCAATATGTAAAAATGTCACTGGATATTTTGTTGGAAATAGTATCGTATCTGCCTTCATTTAGGGGTTCTTTTTTATCTAAAATACTTAATACTTTTTTAAAATCATTGTCTGTTAAATTTGGAAGCATTTCTCTAAAAGCATCGGGGTGGGATTTGAATAAAGCTCTTGCTTTAGTTCCACTAATTCCTCCTGAAGATGATAGTTCTAAAGGAATAACGTTGTCACTATATTTTTTGGTAAAATTTGATCTTTGTTTTAGGTCTAATTGGTCGTCTTCACTGCCTTCTCTCGTTCCAATAAACACATATACTTTATTATCGGGGTTTTCTCTTAAATAGTTTTTATAATAATTAAATGGACTTGCTTTTATGATTTCAGTTTCAACAGGGATAAATCCTATGTCTCTGTATAATTCCCATATTCTTGCTGATTGGTCTTGGGTTATACTATCTCTAACTCCCCCACCCACTATAATTTTTAGGTTGTTTATTTCAGGGTTTTGTTTCAAACCATTTAAGACTACATCTAGATGTCCCTTTGTAGGAGGTTTAAATCCTCCCCCAAATAAAGCTGTGATTTGTTCTACAGATTCATTTAATACACTATCTACTAAAAACTTTGTTAATTCGTTCATCTTTATTTTTTAAGAAATTTTGCTAATCTCATTTGTGCTTCTTCTTTAGACATTGTATATTCAATTACATCGTACACAAATTCATCATCTAACATAGCTTGAATTTCTTCTTTGTCTTTAGCCTTTTTTTCTTTAGATTTTTGTATTTGAGCAGGGGTTTTAGGTTTAGTACCTTGAGGGGAAAATGGTTTAAGATATTTATTGATTATTTTATCTATATCTTTCATTCTATCATCTAATGTATTAGCAACTGCTACAAAATTATTTCCAAATAAGTCAGCATATTTAGGTAAGTTATCAGTTACACTTTTCCAAGTACGCATTACAATTGCAGGTGCTAAACTTCTATCTTCACCACCTGATTTTTCGTATCTATCTTGATTTTGTCTTAAAGAACGTTCCAGATCTGTATAGACATAAAGCATAAACACATCATATCCTGCTTCTTCTAATTCGTTTTTTAATTTAGAGGTTTGGTTAAATGAAGCAGCAGTTCCATCTAATATAAATGATTGTTTACCTTCAATTGTTGATTGAATTTTACCCTTAAATTCCTTATTAGCAGCAGCCATTTGTTTGGCTTGTTCGCTTCGTTCTTCAGGGGTTGCATTTTTTAAGTCTAAGGAAACATTAGCTTGTTTTAATTTATCAATGAATATATCATCTATGTTCATTACCTTTAAACCCCCTAAATCTAAACCCTTTAAAATATATCCCTTACCCGCTCCTGGGGCTCCTGCTAAGATTATAGCTTTGGGTTTGCCCTGGATTTCTAGTAGTAAATCTGTTAGCTTTATCATAGTTATAAATACTATGCTTTCTTCTTAACTTGCGTCCTAAATTCAGTAAATACAGGTGAATGTTTGGGGTTTTCTAAATCAAATAGTCTTTTAACTGTTTTAAATATGTCTATGTTTTCATCTTGGGTGCGCTTTGACTCGTACATTTCCCAATTTTTACCTTGAATTTTACCTTCTTTAGGACCACGTTTAGACGATTTTAACCATAAAACACCTAATCTATCTACTTTCTTCCCAAAACATTCTTCATAACATTTAGCATAAACTGCAGTTTGTAAATCATATGTAGTTTGTAAATGATTGGAGGTTTTAAAATCTATGATCCATAATTCTCCATCTATCTCACATACTAAATCGCATGTACCTGCTACTTTTAATTCATCTGAAAATAGATGGACTTCAGCTTCTAGTAATGTTGGGTTATATTCTTCCCAAAAGTCTACAAATCTCAAAAACATTTGCCATACATTTGGGTCATACATCGGTATACCATTTTCTAAGAAATTTAATTCTTTACCATTTAAATAATCTTCACACATTTCATGTACTTGTGTTCCTTCATCTGCTGCTTTTCTAACAATGTAGTCAGCCGAGTATCCTACCTTTTTAAGCCAATCTTGAAAAAATTTACCCTTCGGGTAACAACTTAAAACATAAGTTATTGATGGATAGTACTCACCATTTCTTTTATAATATCTAGAATCTGGTAAGGTTATTTGTTGTGCATCATCAGATATTTGTAATATCCTATTATACTTTTTTTTAACTTTCATATTAATGAAATTTTCTTTTCCATTAGTTGATATTCATCTAATGGAAGAGTGTTTTGAATTAGTTTAGTGAAATTTTCAAATCCCATTTCACTTGGATCTTTTCCTTCCAATTCAACAAGGTATACTTCTTTACCCTGATTAATTAAATATTCGCAATGTTTTAAAGCTTGTTTAATTGCATCTGTATCTAAAGCTATGTAAATTTTCTCAACTGAGGATTTAACTATTTTTTTAAGTAGATTGGTTTGTATATTTTTACCTAATAAAGGTATAGCGTTTCTTTTAATTGCAATAGCATCAAAAGCACCTTCACATAGGATTATAGGTAAGTCAAAGTTTATAAATAATTCAAAGGGTATTATATTCCTTGAACAATCTGGATTTCTATATTTTATAAATGAATCTTCAATAAATGAGCGTGAAATAAAGTAATTTAATTTACCATCAGCATTGTATGAAGGGATTATAACCATGTCTCTATACTTTCCATAATTACAATAGCCTATGTTGTATTTTAAAATATCGTCATTAGTTAAATTCCTTTTCTTTAAATACTTGTATGCCTTTCTAGCAGTGAGGTTTGTACTTCCTATAATACTTTTAAAATCTTTTGGTAATTCAATGTCACTTGATTCAACTACTGTTTCTACTGCGTCTTTAGTCTTAACTAATTTATATAGTTCTGTGAATTTTTCAGGGGGAGCTTTTATTTTTTTAAATAAAGTACTTATAGTTTTACCCTTAGTATTACAGACCCAACAATTCCAAGGGTTGTATCCTCCTTTGTTTTCGGTAAAATTAATTTCTAGTTTTGGTTTAGAGTGATTACAAAAGGGACAATTATAAGATTGATTACCTCTTGATGTTCTTTTACCACCTACTAAAACCGAATTAACTAAGTTAACTAACAGTTCATTTATCATGTAGGACCAATATACGAATGCTCTATCGGGGATCAAAGTCTTTTGTGAAAAACTTTCCAAGGATGTTATCGTTAAAAAACATATCGGGTTTTTCTAGCACTTGATACATGAATTGATATTGGGTTTCGTAGTATGTAAGTAATTTTTTATTTGGTGCTAATTTTATTATATAACGTTCGAAGCTTTCTATTGAATCCTTTTTAAATAATTCTAATAATACTTTGTTTGAACCATAGTAAGTTAACCAATCTGATTCTTTAACTATACGTTTGTGTGATGGTTTTCTACCTTTGACACCCTCGTACATTAGTAAATCTTTTTTAGTTACTTTAACTTTACGGTTATGATATAGGAATTTTTTACCTATGTAAGATTTACCTGATGTTTTATGTTCAATTTTATAAACAAAACCAAATGTGTTTTTAGGAAATTGGGAAACTTCGGAAATTTCTTTTCCATTGTAGTGCCATGCCATAAATGTTAAGGTGTTGGTGGGGTATCTAATACTCTATCTATTAAATCCATATTAATTGTTACCGCATTGTTTTCTGAACTTGGAGCAAAGCCTACTCTGTCCTCTATTACAGTTACTGCTGTTCCGTCGTTAGATCCAACTTGGTCTGGTACTGTAAAAGTACCATTACCTCCAACATTATAAACGAATGTAGCATCTTGTCCCATTTTCCACCAATTAACGGGTGCAGTTGATAAAGTTGTTAAATCTGGTGGAGTGCCTCCGTTGTAAATATCTGAAGGTAATACGGTGTCAACATTCC